CGCGGCTCTGATGCTCCCGGAGGTCAAAAACAAAGACGGCGTGCCGGCGCTGAAATCCTGCACATCAGACAGCATAAAGTCATCTCTGCTGTCCATGTGCATCCAGGGCCTTAATCCAGATAAAGATCAGTGCTACTTTATCCCATACGGCTCGCACCTGACTCTCCAGCGAAGTTATTTCGGAGATATCAGCGTCGCAAAGCGCGTCGACCCGAACATCGAGGATATCTTCCCGGCCGTGGTATTTGAGGGGGACAAATTCGAGTACAAAATCAAGCGCGGGAAGATTGTCGAAATCAACCATCAGCAAAAATTGGAAAACAAGGATAAGCCGATTGTGGCGGCCTACGCGACAGTCGTCTACAAGGACGGCCGCGAGATATCCACGATTATGACGCGAAAGCAGCTGCTGCAGGCCTGGTCGCAGAGCCCGATTCACCCGGTCGGCGCGGGAGGAAAACTGAATCCATCATCGACACACGGAAAATTCCCGGAGAAAATGGCGTGTAAAACCGTAATCCATCGCGTATGTAAGCCGATTATCGACAGTTCCAGCGACCAGTCGCTATTCGCCCGCTGCGTCCGGCAAACCGATGATGCAGCGGATGCTGCCGAGGCGGACGAGGATGCGGAGGAACACGCAAATCAGGAGTATATTGACACGGATGAGGCGCCGGCCGGCGTAGACCCGGAGACTGGAGAGGTAACCGGCACCGCCGCGGAAAAGGAGGCCGAGCCGTTTTGAAAATCAAGGTGATAGGCTCCGGCAGCTCCGGCAATTGCTATCTCATCGACGACGGACCGACCCAGCTGCTGCTTGAGTGCGGGCTTCCGATTAAAAAAATCAAGGCCGGATGCGATTACGACTTTTCCCGGATCGCCGCGTGCCTTGTAACGCACGAGCATCAGGACCACGCCGGCGCGACCGCGCAGCTGATGAAGGCCGGCGTCGACGTGTGGATGGCCAAGGGTACAGCCCAGGCGCTCAAAGCCCCGGAATACCGACTGAAATGCTGGCCGGACTACTCTACAACCAAAACGATTGGCACATTCCGCGTCCGTCCATTTCCGGTGCATCACGACGCCGCAGAGCCGGTCGGGTATCTTATCCACAGCACGGCAACCGGCGAAAGACTCCTCTACGTTACGGACACCCAGTACATCGACTACCGCTTTCGCGGATTGACCCACATCATGGTCGAGGCCAATTTCAGCGCCGAGACGCTCGCGGACCCGGACAACGACCCGCGGCGGCACCGCCTCCGCCGGACGCACATGAGCCTTGAAAACTGTATCAAACTCCTCAAGGCAAACGACCTGTCGAAGGTACGGGAAATCTGGCTGATCCACCTTTCGCAGACAAACGGCGAGCCGGACGTTTTCCGCCGGCGGGTGGAGGAGGCGACGGGGGTGCCGGTACATGTCGCATGATCTCCGACAGTATCAAATCGACCTCGAGACCGCCGCCCGAAAGGCCTACCGGGACGGGTATCAGGCGCCGCTCATCGTGCTCCCGTGCGGCGGAGGAAAATCCTGCATCGCCGCCGATATGGCCCGGCGGGCGACCGCGCGCGGGAACCGGGTGCTCTACATCGTACATCGGCGCGAGCTCTGCGACCAGATCGACCGGACCTTCCGGGACTGGGGCGTGGATATGCGCTACTGCCGCATCGGCATGGTGCAGACAATCTGCCGGCGCGTTAAGAAAATTATTCCGCCGCGCCTGATTATCATCGACGAGGACCATCACGCGCTCGCGCGGAGCTACCGCAAAATCATCGAAGCATTTCCGCAGGCGCAACGCATCGGCATTACCGCGACGCCCTGCCGGCTAAACGGCGGCGGCCTCGGAGACGTCAACGACAAATTGGTCGTCGGGCCGAGCGCCAAGTGGCTGATCGAGCACAATTATCTCGCGCCCTACGACTACTACGCGCCGACCGTCGCCGATATGACCGGCATCCACACGACGCATGGAGAGTACGCGACGGACGAGGTCGTTAAAAAGCTCAACAAGTCGGCAATTTACGGCGACGTGATCAGCTATTACCGCAAGCTCGCGGACGGGAGGCAAGCGATCTGTTACTGCGCGTCGGTAGAACATAGTCAGAAAATGGCCGAGCAGTTTCAGGCGGCCGGTATCCCCGCCGAGCATATCGACGGGAAAACGCCCAGACAGGAGCGGGATGCCGCGGTCAGGCGATTCCGGGATGGACAGACAAGGATTTTATGCAACGTGGACCTAATCGGCGAGGGATTCGACGTCCCGGACTGCGCTGTGTCTATCCTATTGCGGCCGACAAAATCGCTTACCGTTTATATCCAGCAGTCCATGCGGTGTATGCGGTACCAGCCCGACAAGCGGAGCGTGATTATCGACCACGTCGGCAACTACGCAAGATTCGGCTTGCCCGACGCCGACCGGGAGTGGACGCTGGAGCCGAAACCCCGCAAGAAAAAGCCGGCCGCCGCGCTGAAAATCCGCCAATGCCCGAAATGCTTTTTTACGCATGAGTGGGCGCCGGCCTGCCCGCACTGCGGATATGTTTACCCTGTCAAGGACCGGACTATCGACGAAATCAAGGAGGCGCGGCTGGAAAAAATCAAGGGCATCGTGCTGGATTACACGACACCGAACGACTGCCAAACGATGGAGGAACTACAAGCGTATGCAAGGAAACACGGGTACAAACCCGGATGGGCATGGTACCAAGCGCGGAAAAGAGGCATTATCGCATAATGAAATTGACAATGCAATTATATCATGACAATTTTCAGAACTTTAAATGTTACAACATTCCGAAGGCACAGCTTGTAATTGCAGATATTCCGTACAATCTCGGCAACTATGCCTATGCCTCAAACCCGGAATGGTACGTCGGCGGCGACAATCGGAACGGCGAGAGTGGCAAGGCAAACAAGCAGTTTTTTAATACCGATGGCGGATTCAAAATTCCAGAATATATGCACTTTTGCAGCCGCCTACTTAAAAAAGAACCGAAAGCCAAAGGGCAGGCTCCAGCCATGATCGTATTTTGCGCTTACGGCCAAGATCAGATGCTTATCGACTACGGCAAAAAGTACGGGTTTATGCACTCCTACCCGATTTTCTTTATCAAGCATTATTCAGCGCAGGTTTTAAAGGCAAACATGAAAATCGTCGGCGCTACGGAACATGCAATCGTACTTTACCGCGACAAACTCCCAAAATTCAATAACGGCGGGCGCATGATCTATGACTGGTTCGACTGGATACGGGACGACCCGAAGCGTTACCCAAAAATCCATCCCACACAAAAGCCTGTTGCCTTGCTGAAACGGCTGATTGAGATTTTCACCGACGAGGGTGACGTTGTAATTGATCCGTGTGCCGGGAGTGGGACGACGCTACGGGCGGCTTATGAGCTAGGCCGCAATGCATACGGATTCGAGGTGGACAAAAAATTTTACGAAGCTGCTCAAAAAAAGATGCTTAAACCTGCGTGGGAAGAACGCAATTATAAACAGCAGTCATTTTTTCAGGAGGCTGCAACATGACTGAATCCGATATCCAAAATCAAATCCGTGTCGCGCTATCCCGGTATGGAATCGTTTTCCGGACCAACGCCGGGGACTACTGGCAAGGCGAGCGCATCTATTATCCGCCGCTGCACCAAAACATACTTATCAATCTCCGCCGCGTGCAGGGGCTTCCAGCCGGGTTCAGCGACCTGCTGTTCTGCGGGTTCGACGGCCGGACGGGGTTCATCGAGGTCAAACGGCCGCATGGCGCCGTGCGGGCCGACCAAAAACATTTCCTCGCGCTGATGCGGTCATACGGATACCCGGCCGGGATTGCCCGAAATCCGGAGGAAGCGATTAAAATCGTACATGGATTAAAATATCAAAATGAATAATTATGCAGAATGAATAATTATACAGGAGGTACTTATTATGTCGTTTAAAGTTGACCACAGTCAGGCAGGGTCCAGCGAACTGCCGGAAGGCGAGTACGAGGCCATCATCAAATACGCGGGCGAAGACGCAACTAAAATATCCCGCACGGAATACATCAATGTGACAATGGTGGTCCGCAATGATATCGACCAGCCGTGCAAAAATCGCAGTATCCGGCATAGCATCTGGCAAAAAAAAGAGCCGTCCCCCGCCGATATCGCATGTGGAGGATACAGCTCTAAGCAGATACAGTCACTCTCCAAGGCTGTCGGGCTGCCGAATGGCAAGGAGTACGATAACTTGGAGGACTGGTGCGAGGACTTGGCAAATAAGCCGGTGCGCATCACCGTGGAAAAAGAGGAGTACCAGGGCCAAACGCACTCGCGGGTGCGGTGGGTAAACGAAAGTAAAGCGCTACCATGCAAGCATGTCTGGCCAGATGCCGAGGATATTTCCGGTGCGGACGACGACCCGAAGCCAAGCAATGATTTCCAGGAAGTAAAATTATCGGACGAGGACCTGCCATTTTAAGGGGTGATATTTTTGTATGAGTACATACCCGCTGACCTGCGCGCCGTGAATAACTGGTGTTGCTGGCAGGCGGTGCCCGACCCCGGCCGACCGGGGAAAATCAAAAAGGTCCCCATCAACGCCAAAACCGGCGGGCAGGCACAGAGCAACAACCCGGATACCTGGTGCGACTTTGATTCCGCCGTCGCAGCAGCGCCGAAATACTCCGGCATCGGCTTTATGTTTTCGGGCTCCGGATTTTTCGGGGTTGACATCGACGGCGTGGAGGGAGCTATTGAGGACTACCGGCACGGTGAGACAGACAACATCGTCGCGGAATTTATCCACACGCTGCAATCGTACTCCGAATACTCGCAGTCAGGGCACGGCATCCATATCATCTGCAAGGGCAAACTCCCACCCGCCGGGCGGCGGAAAAACAACGTCGAAATGTACGACAGCGGCAGATTTTTTATCATGACCGGCAAGCCCGCCGCGGAGTATGCCGACGTGCGCGACTGCACGGAGGCAATCAAACCGCTGCACGAAAAGTACATCGGCGGAGGCACCGAACCGTCAACGGGCATCATCCCGCCGAAGACGCTGGACTTGACTGAGACTGAGGTCGTCAAGCTGATCGGGCAGTCCAAACAGGGCGATGCCTTTCGGGCACTCTATTCCGGGCAATGGGACAAAATCTATACGTCGCAGTCGGAAGCTGACCTTGCGCTCTGCAATATGCTGGCGTTCTGGTGCCGCTGTGACGAGGGGCTGATGGACAAAATTTTCCGCGCATCGGGTCTGATGCGGGAAAAGTGGGACCGGAAGCAGTCCGGCAGCACATACGGGAAAATCACGATCCACAAGGCAATCAAAGATTGCCCGCGGGTCTATGAGCCGGCTGCCAAGTACCAGATTACCATCGGACAACCGCCTGCCCGCCCGAAGAAAAAGAAACTCTACTCATTCGACGACACGGGCAACGCGGAACGCCTGACGGACACCTTCGGCGACCGAATCCGGTACAGCTACGTCAACAAGTCCTGGCTCTACTACGACGGCCGGCGCTGGGTGTTTGACATTACCGGCGCGATAAAGCGCATGGCGGACGAAATTGTGGAGGCCATGCGCGGCGACGAAAACTATTACGTCAAAAATGCGCCCGAGGATCAGGACAGCGACGCGGCGGCAAAGGCATTTGAAAAGCATCTCAAGCTGAGCCGCTCCTCCCGCTCCAAGGAGGCGATGGTCAAGGAGTCCCAACATCGCGTCCCGATTACTCCCGACGAGCTGGACCGCCACACCGATCTCCTCTGCACGCCAAACGGGGTGTTAAATCTCCACACAGGCACACTTGGCAGGCATGACCGCAATCTGTACATCACAAAAATCACAAACTGCGAGTACACCGACAAAATAGACCACCCGCTGTGGGATCAGTTTTTGTTTGACATTTTCGACGGCGACACCGATCTAATCGACTTTTTGCAAAAGGCTGTCGGATACTCATTGACCGGCTCTACGCGTGAGGACTGCGCGTTTTTCTGCTACGGGACCGGCCGCAACGGCAAATCGACGTTCTTGGAAACGATCAGCGAGGCGCTGGGCGACTACGCGATAAACATCCAGCCGGAGACCATCATGGTAAAGCCCAACACGTCGGGGCCGACGTCGGATATTGCACGGCTTAAAGGCGCCCGGTTTGTGACTTCCAGTGAGCCAAACGAGGGCGTCCGCCTCAACGAGGGCCTGCTCAAGCAGCTGACTGGCGGCGACCGCATCACGGCGAGCCGAAAATATGAAAATGAGTTTGAGTTTGTCCCGGAGTTTAAATTGTGGATGGCCACAAACCACAAGCCGATTATCCGCGGGACCGACGTCGGCATCTGGTCCCGCATCCGCCTTATACCGTTTACCGTCCGCATACCGGACGAAAAGATCGACCGGAACCTAAAGCACAAACTCCGCAAGGAGCTTCCCGGAATCTTAAAGTGGGCTGTCGACGGCTGTCTGCTGTGGCAGAGAGAGGGGCTCAAAATGCCGAAGGCCGTAGCGTCGGCGACAGCGGAATACAAATCGGAGATGGATACCATCGGGGCATTTCTTGGAGCGTGCTGCATCAACGACCCGGACGGCACGGAACAGGCGAAAGATCTATTTTCGGCGTATTCCGTGTGGGCAAAAGAAAACAACGAATTTGAGTTTACTTCAACGAAGTTCGGAAGAGAAATGAGTAAGCGATTCGATAAAAAGCATACTCGAGACGGATGGTTTTATTTGGGAGTAAAGCTAAACGAGGAATACAAACCGTATGGAGTCAAGTTTAATGTTCTGGAACGGAAAAATATGTGACGTGTGTGACAAATTCAGCCCGTTTCCCTATAACCTCTATAGTATTAGTATATTAATGCTCTATAGAGGTATAAGGGAAAACAGTTCAACTCGTACCTACCTGTCACAGTAGAAGTCATAGGTACCGGTTTAATCCATGACGATGGAGGGACTATGAAAAAAGATGAATTTATAAAAACCGCCCTGAAATGTGGCTATGGCTGCCAGAAAACGGTTGAAAAGTACACCGAGGGCCGAGAAGAATTTACGGAAGACGACTTTATTCGATTATTTCGGCTACACACGAAATTTACAAGCCGGAGCAGCAAATGGCGTAACTATGAGGGAGCGTTGACCACAAAAAGGTTGATGAACCCCGGAAAAGATTAATAAATCCGCCCATGTTGGCGGGAAAGGAGAAAAAGATGACATCTGACGAAATTGTCCTGGCACTCCGGTTGTGTGCCGACAAATCCGAGAATTTTGAAGAATGCCATTCCGGGCAGTGCGATTGCCCGTTTGGTAAAACCGTGATCGACTGCACCGAGCGGATGAACCGGGACGCCGCAGACATGATTGAATCGCTGACTGACGAAATCCCACATTGGATTCCGGTAAGCGAAAGGCTGCCCGAACCGGAAGCAAATGTTTTAATTTGGCAATCTTACGGAGAAGACGCACCCTATGCAAGCATCACAATCGGGCATTTACATCAGGAAAGCGACTTGCGTAGAAAGCCATACTGGGCGTGGATTGCGTATGGTGCGGACATGGTTCATCCAAAAATCGAAGCATATCACAGAGCAGAGTTTATATGCCCTGGAAATGAATTTGTCACTCACTGGATGCCGCTGCCCCAGCCGCCAAAGGAGGAAAAGTGATGCTGACCCTTCCAATCAAAAAGAAATGGTTTGACATGATTCTTTCCGGTGAGAAGCGCGAGGAATACCGAAATGATACACGGTACTATGAAAGCCGGTTTGACAAATACATCGGGATTCCAGTACAGATTCGGTTCCAAAACGGATATCGGAAAGGCAGCCCATCTTTTACCCGCATGGTCATTCCGCATTACAGGCGGGGTGGCCGACCGGAATGGGGTGCGGAGCCGGATAAAGATTACATCGTGCTGACGATTCAGCGGGAGGAAAAATGATGCGAATGTATCTGATTTGTCTGAAATGCAAAAAGCCATATAGCAT